TTTGATTATCTTGTTTATAATTTTTGGGATCATGAAATCCCATTTTTTTGGCTTCTTGTAAAAGAAACTTGAAGTTAGTCCAAAACTCATCATTGTGACCCACACTGATTGACATTACGTGACTTAGTTCGTGAAGGTATACAAAAGTTAACGTATGATCATCAATTAATTGTTCACTATGTTTTGTTCTACCTAAGCAAAATGCCATTTTTTCACCTTTATTTTCACTATACGCTGTAAGTTTGCTTGTGGGTAAAGTTTCTTGTACCTTTTTTGGATCATATTTTTTATATAAACGAATGACACGTTTATCGGAAGGATGGCTAGAGTGTAGTTTTTTTACAAAATCTGTCATTTTGTTTGTTGTGGCTGCAAGTAAATCTGCTGATTCTTTTAATTTCAATCTGTTACGTACACAATATTTCTTTCCATCGACGTCAGAAATAATACATTTTAAATTGAATACTTCGCTTTCTTGATATATTTTTAAAGACGCAATAATCATAAAAATAAGAATTGTATAAAAAAGAAGATCTTCTTTAACTATTTCTGATATCATGAGTGTTGTATATTATATGCACCGAAGATATAATATACAAATAAGTCATTTGTTACTTAACATATTCAAATCATACATGTTTAACCACATATACCCTTTCTGTGAGTATCGGGTTCAATAGTAGATTGATTCCAGGGGCCAACTTGAGCACGGGGGTTAGCAACTTCTCCACGAAGTTGTAAGTTAGAGTTTCTCAAAGGAGCATCACTTCCTCCACTTCCAATATGGTGTCCAGCACTCAAAAGAGAACTGTTATTTAAATCAGCACTGTTAGGGGCAAGATCAGAAAAAGAACTGTTGGAATCAGTAGGTAAAAGATCAGCAGGGTTTTGGATAGATTTGGCTTGTAAATCAGATCCAGATAATTCAGCAGGATCGATATTACTAGTGAAACCTTCTGTTGCAAGTTCTTCATCTCCTCCATTCATATTATCCATATTTTCACCTTCCTCGGGTTCATCTTCTCCTCCGATCATTCCTTCTTCGTCAGTAGATTTTCCAGTAAAGTAGTCAGACATTGTCCCCACAACTAGTGCAACTAATAAAAGTATAATAAGGACTCCAAGACCGTAGTCGGACATTAGTTTTTTGAAACTGGCCATTATATAAATTACTAATAATAAAATTTATATAATTGGTTGTATTATCAGTTATAAATGTGTGATTTTCCTAAAATAATTCAATAGTTACTAAAGTAATTATATCAACTACATTTCTTCCGACACTTGCTCCTTGTTTGTGGATTCTTTCTTCTCTTCTGATTCAGATGTTTCCAATGTAACATTTTCTTGTACATCTTCAGTAATAGATTCTTGTTTTAGTGTAACACTCGTTTGTCCAAGATCTTTTGACTTTAAATGAGGTTCGCTTGAACTCTTAATTATTTTATCAACATCTTCGGCTGAAATATTCGTTTGTCTTTCTAAAATAGGACGGTCTAAACTACCAGTTGGTATTTCAGATGGGAATTCAAACCCAACTTTTGATACTTCTGAGGATTCATTAACATTTGTAGAACTTGTTGCGGGTTTAAATATTTGTGAATAATCAGCATTTGTTTCATTAGGAAGTGAAAAGACGTATTCACTTAACTTGGCGTGTGTTTCCATAACAAAACTTTGTAAAGACAATATAGTATTTTTCATAGTATTCATATCCTCCAAAACAGTGCTTATATTTTCATTATTTGCTAAAGCCATATCCAACTTGTTTTTAATATCTCCGTCTAAACTATTTTCCACACTTTGAGTTTGATTATGTGTAATCACAGCGATTTTTGTTTCTAAACTTTCAAGTCTATTTACAATATCTTGAAAGACATCTGCATCTACTGCAAACTTTCCTTCCATTTGTTCAATTATATTGTTATCATCATTTCCACCATCAGATTTAGATTTTAAAGTTGTTTCTAAAATATCGATTCTATTTCCAAGAAGTTGAATAGCCTGTGGAATAGAAATCTTGGTAGGTGTGGCTACAGGAATAACACCAGGTGGAACCATAGATCCATTATTGGATTCTTGATAAGGAACACTTGGACTTTGTGTATTTTGACCGGCTTTTCTGTTTCTAGCTGATGCAAGAGCTCTTGATGCACTCATCTATTTTAATTGTGGTGTTATTTTTAATATATTTCAACGCATATATTTATTATTCTTTCTATATTTATTTCTTTATATAGATCATATGGAAACCGAAGATATTGAAAAATCCACTGAATCATTTTTTCAACATGTGTTTAGTTTTAATGATGAGTCTAAAAAAGAAATGATGAATATTGCTCAATATACTGTGGTCGCATTAATTCCTATTGTGATTCTTAATAAAGTTATGCAAAAGTTTGTTCCTGAAGCTGATGAGGAAAAAGGAAGTGTTGAACTTTTAGCAGAAGTTCTGATTCAAGTAATTATCATGTTTTTAGGCATATTGATTGTACACAGAATTATTACTTTTGTTCCAACATATAGCGGACTTAAATATGAAAAGATATCCATTACTCAAATTGTTCTTGCGGTATTAATGATAACGTTAAGTCTTCAAACCAAACTTGGTGAGAAAATAAGTATATTATACGACAGAGTATTTGAATTAATAATGGGACGAAAAGAAGGAATGGATAATGAGGAAGAAGAAGAAAAAGGAAAGAAAAAAGGTAAGGATTATTCTAAAATGACACAAAAAGGTCAAATGAATACTCCTCTTCAAAATGCAAGCACTCCTGGTTTATCTATTACTGGAGGTATGCAACCACCACGATCTGAACCTATTCCACCAAATGGTTCCACTGCTTTGCGTGATTTACCTAATTCTGTTCAACAGCAACAACAACCTGAACTGGGAGGTAGTGAAATTATGGCAGCTAATGATGCTCTTGCAGGTGGTTTCGGTGGATTTGCAGGATTTTAAGGAATGGATGAATAAAATTGAGTTAAATATAATACTGGTAATTATATTTAATAAAGATGAACGTAGAAGAGCTCGTAAAAGCGTGTGAAAATGAAAATAATAAACATATACTCGAATTAACAAATGATAAAATATTGCAAACAAAAGTAGATATTATTGCTGAGTTACCAATTGAAGAAGAAGACAAAATACATCTAAGTGAAAAGCTAGAGGAATACATGTATGTCGATGAAATACATGAATTAAAAAGTGGATCTTACCTTCGATGGATTAATATCAGTGATTCAGAGAACATATTTATTACAAATGGTGCTATATTTTGTGAAATCGTATTTACAGATTTCGGCACTTGTTTAAGAATGCGTAATTTTAGAAAACGGTATTTTGAAATAAAAATGGATGATGTTATCCTTTTTCAAAAGCTTACGGAACAAGAAAAAATATTGTTGTATGCATTATCATACATCAGTAAATAAATAATTAAATAACATCTATCTATTTGCCTTTCTGGATTCATTTTTTTTAACATTGACTGATGATTTTGATTTTGATTTTGTCTTTGATTTTGATTTTGTTTTTGATACCTTATTGATTGGTTTTTTTAATGTAACATTTCTTTTTGGTTTTTTACATTTAAAATTACCACGTGTGTAGCCTTTCCGGTTAACAATCGATTCTGTGCAAATACCAATTGCTCTAGTCTCATCTATTTTTGGTTCTTTTTTAGGAGAAGATACCTTTTTAATGCAACTACACAGTTTTTGTGTAATGATTTTTTCGGCATTTTTCTTAATTAATTTATTTGATCCTGGAATAGGAAGATTATAAAATTTTAGTATATCTTTATAATCTTCTACAGTCATATCTGTATATTCCATATTTAGTATTTGCCGTGACTAATATAGAACAATAATAAATTTTTTATTAAAAATATTTCCAAACTGTATGGAGAAACTAAAAGAGAGAAGAGAAAGTCTTCAAAAGTTGAGGGTTGAAGTATTAAAAAGATTAGAATCTGTTGAAGATGATCTAAAAAAAGCAAACGATAATATTAACAAGTTTTGTGAGAGATCAAATAACGGTCACGTCATGATACAAGAAGTTGAGCCAGGTATGTATGGAGAAACATTTTATGTTTGTAAACACTGTGGATTTCCGTTTGGTTAATAACTAATCTTTATGTATATTAGTATTATGAGTCCAAACACAAAAAAGGTGGTTGTATTTGATCTTGATGAAACATTAGGACATTTTTATTCAATTCGATTATTATGGGACGCAATTCATTATTTTATAACTTATAACAAAATCAATTATACGCCTGGACAAAAGGATTTTAATTATTTAATGGATGCATTTTCTGAAACACTTAGACCCGGAATTGTAGAAATGTTATCAAACTTAAAAGGTAAGAAAAAACTTAATAAATGTAAAGGCGTTATGGTTTACACAAACAATAGATATCCTAAAAAATGGGTTGATCTAATTACAGGATATTTTAAAACTAAATTAGATTCTGATATTTTTAATAGAGTTATACTTGCATTTAAGTTAAACGGTGTTATTCAAGAAAAACATAGAACTTCAAGCGAAAAAAAATACTCAGATTTCTTAAAATGTTGTAAATTACCAGATGACATAGAAGTATGTTACTTTGATGATGTTGATTATCCAGGAATGAGAGATGAAAATGTTTATTATGTAAAAGTAAAGCCATACTTTTATACATATACAAAATCTGACATAGTAAAAAAATTATTTGATTCTGTTCTTATGGATAACATTTTGAAAACAGAAGAAAATAAGAAAATATTTATTACATACGTTTTAAAATATTTAGGTATGGAGAAGTATGGTTTTGGAAAAAAACAAATTGGTGAAATAAGATTAGATGATATTGTATCCAAGCGTATGAAAACACATTTGAAACTGTTTTTTGATTAATTGAATAATTTAGTTATTGATGTAATTATGATTTAAGAGTAATTACATCAGTTATGTATTAATGACACACATTAGAAGATTGCATAAAAATGATTACTATAACGGATATTTGCATTTACTTGCGAGTGGATTTACACTAGATCCAGACACAATTTCACTGAAACAGTTTGGAGATTATGTTGATAATTTGAATCATTCTGACACATTTTGTGGAAGTAATATTAACCAGCATATATTTGTAATTGACGAATTGTCTTCGGTAAGCAGAGGTGAATCTATAACAGATACTGTCGTAAAATCAAAATTAATTGCGTCTGCTACTGTAAATATACATAATGTATTGATCCACAATATGAACAAGGTGGCGCATATTGAAGATGTAGTTGTTGATTCTACAATGAGAGGTCGTGGACTAGGAAAAGAGATAATAGATTATTGTGTAAAATATTCTAAAGAACAAGGTTGTTACAAATGTATTTTGAACTGTAGTCTAGATAACGTTAAATTTTACGAAAAATGTGGAACTGAATATGGTGGATTTCAAAAGAATGGTGCACATATGTCTATTTACTATAAATAATCTTGTAATTACACACTTTTACATTTTGTATTACCAAGTATAAAAGTCACATAATCAAAAGTTTTCTTGTGATCACGTTTTTGTTTTTGAAAATATAACATAAACCCGGCAATTGTAATTAGAGATGCTACCACAAATAAATAGTTTGTTGCTGATAAGAGTGTGTATGTATAATATTCATTTAATGGATCATCATCCTTTTTAATATTGTAGTATTCTGCAAAATTTTTACATACAAGTATTATGAACAGAATAAAGAATACTGTAATGGTGAATGGAAGTTCCATTTTATTGAATAGAACGTAGAATATCCAAATAGCTACAGAACGTAGAAAAACAATGATTGGATGTTCATTAAAATGTGCGTCTGCTACACCAAGTGAGAAGTAAATGAGTAAGACAATGAGTATGTTTTTTGCATACATATTATTAGAAAGAAGAGCTTGAGATTGACAACCGAGTGTTTCTGCTAGAAAATTACCACCTACTGCAGTGATAATTAAAAAGATACCGATTATCATATTCGTTTTTCTTAAATCTATTGATCTATGAGGAGTTCCTGTAGACGATAAGGTTGGTGGTAAATTGTTATTCATATCAGTATTGATATTTCCGTCCATATATGAATCTTTAGATAATCCTAGTTTATATATCTTGCTCATTAGAAAAGTAGTCTCTTATATTATCGTATTAAAATATTATTATCTACAATTGTTGTATTTCCGTAATCTCTCATCCACTTATTGTAAAAAAATATAGGTTGGTCTGCTTTGTAACTATTTATATATTGTTTACCATATTTCATTGTATATTTTTTTTGTTCCATTATTTGATTTAAATCTTGACTGAATATTTTATGACTAAGTATGTTCATAATAGGAGTAAGTAGGAAAACAATATTATCTGCTGTATACTTTTGAAGTTTGTTTTTACAAGGAATAAACAAATTAGATACAAACTTACTTTTTGTTTTACTAATAGGTATAACGAAAGCACAAACATTAAACATTTCGCCTACTGTAAACTTTACAGTATAGGGTGCTAAAAATGTAAAATCTGCATTCGTTAGGCTAAATGAAAACCCTGTTTCATTAAAATAGGATACTTTACAACTTTTTTCTGTGATAACAGGTAAAGGGTTATATCTATCTATCTGTGGAACAAGTTTGTGGTGAACATGGCTGAAATGTAATGAATCAAAACTATTTTCAAATAATAAATCTGCAGGACAGTCTACTTCTAAAAAATACCAGTTTGTTCTATGCATTGTTTTTAAAAAATCACCTACGACATCTATATCTTTTTCGTCGTTGTCTGTTAGCCACAATAACCCGTGTTTTTCTATAATCGTATATGAATCTAATTTATATTTTAATAATTTTTCACTAGAAGGCATATGAACACAAGTACCACAACCATTATATTCTAATCCATGATAACCACATTTTATATCACCATTTTTAGTAATAACGCCTTTTGATAAAGATGCTTGGCGATGTAAACACATATCATCTGTGCTTGACCATTTTTTATTTACATTATCCCACCACACAACCAAGTTCTTATTTAGGATTTCAACCTTATGTGGTTTATTTTTATTTGGAATTCGAGAAACAGGAACAAACAATGAATTAACATTTCCAATCAACAGTAAACCTGTTAAAATAACATTCAACAACATATAAAATTGTTGAAGATTATAAACTTTTTATTTATACATATCTTCATTAAAACTATTTCATATCTTTTGACGTGAGAACGTAACCCCAATGTTGTAGCACCTGTCTTATTTTAGGTGAAATACTGTAATCTTTCAAACCTTTTGTGGTGTTTCCTCGAGATTTCTTTTTTATAAGATTAATTAGAAACTTTCTAAATCTTCCATTTGGACCAGCTAAAGATTTCCAACGACCTACTTGTCTCTCGTCGTCTGGACTTCTTTTCCCCATATAAAAATCACAATACCATTGAAACCATCCGTATGGATGATACTTAGTGATCCAGCCTTTATCTTCCCAAAATTGTAAAGATGTTCCTACACGCACACCATATTTATTTTTTTTGATATCACATTCTGATGATGTTAAATGATCTTTGGGAATACCTTCCCACCAGGAATCAGGATATTTTTTATGTTGGTTTTTTAGATTCTTCTTTAGGACACTCGAATAAATAGGTCTCCAATAAGTACCGCCAAAACTTCCTAATTCAAATACTTTTCTAGGTGAAAGATTTGGACGAAAGTCTGGAAAGTCTTCAAAGAAATACGTCCCATTTCTTTTTGTTGGTTTGATGTTATATGACTTCTTAGACTTACTATTTTTCTGTGTTGTTTTCTTTCCCTTCGATTTGGATTTATTATTTTTTTTTGTTTTTGCCATTGTTAGTTTATATCAAGATAAAATAATACTCCGGGTGTATATGAATAAATTAGATATGAAAAGAACAGAGGACGGATTTGATATTTCTTTTATGGTTCATAATTCAAATTTCCTAATATCCAAACTATTGAATTATACTATTCTTGGTGAAATGGCGTACCAAGTGAATAAAGAAGATTTGATTGATTGTTACGATATGGAAATAGACTATGAAGATGATGCATGTGGTGAAGATGGGGTTGCTAATGCTCAACTTGTTTTCAAACATTTATTTCGAGATATAGGTATACCACAATTTTATCACTATATGAAAGTCTACAAGGTTTATAATGGTTCTTACACGACATTTAAATGTATTACTAAAAAAGATGTGCCTATACCAGAAGGAGTAGGTAATAGACGATATGCATCCCTTCTTCCTATTGATTTAATGAATGTTCAATGTATTCACAAAGATAAACATACCATAGAATGCAAAGTTGAAATAAAATTAAATCCAACTTTTCCTCTTATGGATGTCCACGAACAAATATTGAAAACAGTGTCCAAGAAAATATTCAAAAAAACCAAAAAGTTTATTGAAAATGCAAAATCGCTGTAAAAAGAATTGAAACTCATTGTCTGAAAATATACATTGGCAGTGAACAACAAGTAATATGTCAAGAACAATGAAGCCAATGAACCTAGTTACCAGAACCGAGAAGGATATGTGGAATGAAATGAAACAAAAGCTTAGAGCTATGGGAAGATATCATTTCAAGAAGCAATATTATCCTCATAATATGGACGAGTATGATAATTTAATTAAGACTGTAGAGAATGAATATAGATCAAAGCTTAACAAAATGGTATCCGAAAGAGAAGAGAATGAACGTGCCGAGGTGAGAAAGCAGCTTGAACAAGATGCCGTAGAGGGTCTTCTCAAGTTGGCAAGAACTAAGAGTGAACTTTCTAGACGCAGGGAGAGATATGCTGCTAGAAAAGCGAATGCTTTCATCGAAAAGGATGTTTACGAGAAGGAACTCCGTAGATCCGGAAGAATCGCAAGCAAAAATATGCAGAAGCAAGCCGTGTAAATAAGTTTACTTTACTAATTAATCAATTAATCATTATTAAAATCTTGTAATATAAATCTAACTAATCTAGTTATTTTTATTGTGTCAAAGAATATAAACCTTTATCACAATATTATATACTGTATATTTCTATAGTACATAATAAATGATATCTGAATTAGATTTGTTGTTTGAAGGGATATTTACTGTATTTTTTTATATTCGATTATCGTTTTCTTTTTTGACAACTGGATTGTATACTATGTATACCGACAAATGTTTTCGATCATTTTTTATGAGATTCTGTATGTCAATGGCAAGAACCGATGTATTGTTTGTAAAAATGTTACAGGCTATTTCATATAACAACAATTTTATTGATATTAAAGTTCATGATACAATAACAAACTTTACTGATGAAGTTCCACATAGTGTTTTAGATTATGATTATCGCACAATTAGTTATGTGAAGAACAAAACACCTTTTATTTTTGAAAGTGAAAAACCTATTAAATCGGGTATGATTTCTCTTGTGTATTTGCTGTGTCATAAAGAAACAAAGAAACAATATATATTGAAAGTGAAAAGAAGAAACATTGAAAATAGATTAAACCAAAGTATTAAACATATAAGTGGTCTCATTAACATTATCACATTTTTTACGCAGTATTTTATGAGTGTTGAAATTAACAATACTATGAAACGACATTTGTCTATGTTAAACGAACAACTTGATTTTGAAAATGAAATAAGAAACACAAAGAAATCTGCTGAAAATTTTAAAAATGTTTCTTATGTTCGTATTCCAGAAATTTATGATGATTATACTCCACCAGGAAATAATTCTATTATAATGGAAAAAATACCAGGTGTTCCTTTATCGGAAGTGTCAAAGGATGATTATCAAATATATTGTGATCTTATTGCAAAACACGGTTTTGTTGGTGTTATTGTTCACGGATTTACACACGGAGATTTTCATGCTGGAAATATATTATTTATTAAGAATCCAAAAAATAACGAAGATGGATATGATGAATACCAAATTGGTGTGATTGATTTTGGACTTGTGATTACAATTTCTGAAAAGTTTCGAGCTGTTATGTATGAAGTAAATACAAAATGGTCAAAAATAGACAAGTATGCAGATAAAATTGTGCACGATTACTTGAACGTTGCTATTCATCCTAATGGGTTTATGGAATATACAGAACCGCAATTAGCCAAGCGGTTAAATAGTGATTTATCCAAGGTAATTAAAGAGGTTGCATTAAATGCTACAAATGACAATTTGATTTCTAATGTATTTGATGGATTTACAGCGTTGAATGACATATTGATGTCTGATACAGTAAAACAATATAATGTAAAAATGAGCGATGATTTTGTTGGTATTCAAGTAGCTTTGTCAATGACAAATAGTGTTTCTATGAAATTGTGTATTGATGATTACAAAGTATTAACAGACAGATTAATGAAAGAATTATTTCCATCAGATCTTTTAACAGAGGATCAATCAGATGATGAAAGTTAATATAGGTAAAATATTATTTAATATTATGTTATTGTATATTAATAAATAACATAATGAAACATGATACAAAGAAGAAATCTGGTAAGACACAAAAAATAAAAAGAAATCAACATAAGCGTAATAGTAATGCAAAAAAGAACAAAGTAAAGACTGGTAAAAATAGAAACAGTATAGATATTGAAAAAGATGTTTTGATAGCTAGAAAAGGTGGGAATCTTTTTAATTTTAATTTTAGTTCTTTACAAGGCAATGAAAGTGGTGATTCTGTGATTTTTAAAAATCAACCTATTAAATCCGCAGAAGATTTTGGAAACGAAATTACAACAGCAGACGGTAGTTCAGATGGATGTTTGTTTTTCAATAATGATATTTTTACTGGAACGAAATCTATTGAAGAGACTATTTCTCTCCATAATCCAAATTTAATTTCTAATATTCTTCTCGATTCGAAACAATCAAAATATTTAAAAGATTTGTTTGATCAATATGATATCACGAAGACTGGTATGTTAGTTAAAGGAGTTGATTTTGTAGACGACAATGAAGTTTTTATGTTGTTATATCAAGGTTTGAAAAGTCCACCAATTAATTTGTTATTGAATGATGATGATAAATACGAAGAAAGCGAATTAACTGATTTTAAAAATAGTATTTTTTCAGAAGAACTTCCATTAAATTCGTCTCAACCTCCGGTAACAGTAATTAAGTATTCCGATTTTTATAGGAATGTTGCTAGTAAAGTAGGAAATATTCGATCTCTTTTTAATGAATCAGGTGATTTTTTTGATTGTGTAAGAACGATTGTAGAACATTGTCTTTTTGTGAATGATGATTATGAAACCTATAAAGAATACAAACAGATTATCAAAAATCTTAAAACCAGTTTGTTTGAGAAAAGTGGAGACATAAATTTACCTATTTTTAAAGACGATATGATTAATGTGGAGTATAAGGTTAATAATGAACAACCTCAACAGTTCATAGCTGTAATAAAAGAAATAAAATATGATTTTGCAACAAATACAGAAGTCTATGATATTCAACACACGACAGAATACGGATCTCCTGTCAATACAGTTGAAACTCCTATTTTTAGTTTACCTAATGGTATGAACGTAACTACACGTTCAGCTATCAATATACCCAAAGAATATAGGGATGGAACTAATTTTTCACTGACGATGACCAAATCAAAAACAAATATTTATTACTATAATTTTCAAAAAGCAATTTATGAAATATCATTTGAAAATCTATGTATTTTTTTGAGAGACAACATTAGTTCATTTACTATGACAAGAATATTAAAAAACAAGAGTATGGATTATGTTATTTCACATCTGAAACCAGTATGGTATTATAAAATAATATTAACAGATTTAGATGATGATAATAGTAACCTTGATTATCTTAGTGAAAAGGTGGTGAAATATTTATCAAAAGCACAACGTAAACATATTTACAGGGTAATGTCTAGTTCTGGTCAAATAAAAAACGGTGATGAAATGAGAAAATTTCTATTTGATGGACAATCACTGGATCAAATTAATACCTTCTCAGATGATTATTTCATGATGATACAAGATTCTCGTCAATTGCGTTTATTAAATCATTCAATGTCGTATGAATCAGAAATAGAAAAATCTGACGAAGGTAAAACAATTATTCAACAACTGGCAGATTTGCATATTGAACCATTCCCAACTAATATCTGGGATATGAAACTATGTTTTAAACCTGAACCTTTTACTGAATATATTGAGTCTCTTGCAGAAGCAAGGTCATCACTTAAAGATAAATACGGTCGTGTTAATCCTAAAACTGATAATTTGTTAGATACAGCTTTTATACATAAGGTATTTGCTAATTTATATGGAGAGGCATTTGAACGAACGTCATTCTCGTATTATTTTCTTCGTAATAAAAAAACTATTAATAACAATACAGGCAATGTAAAAAAAGAACCCGATCTTTTTTTCAGGTATAGTAATTTGGTAGGATTCAGTGACAAAGAGACTGAAAAAAAACAAGGATATCTTAATAATTTCACACTTGTTCGAGATAAACTCAAGTATCATATTTTTGGTGATTTATGGACTGAAAAAGTTAGTAGATGTCAAAAATTATTGTATATGCGTTTTATGTATGCTTACATCTCAGGACAAAAATATGTTTATGATGGATCTCCTCAAGATATTATGAAAAATCTTGGTATTTTAGATAACTTAGATCCAGAATCAGAATCAGAATCAGGATCAGAAAGAGAAAATATTCCTCCACCTCGATTACATCATTCTAATCTTAATCATCCATCTGGGCCACCAATTATTGGTGGTAGAAGATCAGCGCAGGAAGGTGGAAATATTAAAAAATCTTTAAGTTGGAGCAAAAACTTAGAAGATCCAGTAAATTTTGATAAAACATTACCTCCTAACAAAATGGATGTCAAAAAAACTGGTGGTCAAGATACTTCTCTTCAACCTTCAATACCTTTGGTACCTGCTATACCTATTGATAGTAGTGATGATGATAAGGATTCTATTGAAATGGCCGATATTCGCTCAGAATCATCAGAAACTGTTGACGACGATGAAGATGATAAAGATAGCGATCCTTCTAATTATGTGAATAATGATATGAATCATTTGTTTGACGAAATTATTGATTTTATAAAAAAATATCCAGAACTTGAATCGAAATATCAGACTTTAGATGATACAGAAAAGGGTGCATTTCATGATGCAGTTGTTACTGATATGAGTGTGAAAATTACTGAAGAATTAAAATTGTATGATATTTCTTTTGATTATCAATCAGATCGAGATTTTAGTTTTTTATCTGAGCAAGGTGGAGGTCAACAGCCTCCGGCTCCATATTACAATCCAGACCACAAAAAGATGTTAGCATATTTGTTAACATTACATACGGCAAATACAAAAGTATTTGCATTTTCGAACAGTTCTATGTTTTCAATTGGTAATTCTAGATTAAGAGAAACAGGGTCTGGGTTTAATGGTGGAGTTTACGACTTGGTACGAAGAAGTGACAAAGGATATCTTAATGAAAAGGTTATGGAGACCAACGCAACAATGGGATTGTTTTATAAATTTTTATGCAGAAGTGATTATGAACTTCCAACAAATCCAAATAAAAAGATCAATTATTTCCGTTCATATCCAGACGATACAACAACCGTTTTAGATAGGATTGTTAAACAAGACTATGTCACATTTGAAAAGGAATTACCATTAATTGAAGTTGAAGATATGGTCACGGTAGATATAGAAGTAAAAATAATTTACGAGAATCTAATTCGATTAAAAAAGGATTTGGAGTTCATAGAGACACAATTAAATATTGATATTGATACCACTACTGCTCAGTTGAATGAATTAGAAAACAGAGAAAAAGAATTATATGATAACATAGAATCCACTCTAAAACAACTAGAGAATGGTGCTGAAAGAAAGGTAAAAAGAACAGAAGAACGTCAACAATTTCAAGTTGAACTTGATAAAATTCAGCAACTCGATGTCACTTCTAGTTCTGTCATTAGTGAAGGTGAAGTTGAACAAGAAGGAGAAGAAAAACTTGAACAAAATCAACAACAAAACAACCAAGAAGTAATAGATAAATTAACACAACGTATACAGGAATTAACAAATATTATTACTGAAAATGATAACTTACAAGAAGAACGTAAAAACTTGTTGGCAATATATAATCAACAAAAAATAGATATTGGCAATAATAAACAAGAGTTGCAACAATTACAACAGACTGAACAAGAACAGGCTGAACAAAGTAAGGTTGTTTTTCAAAATAAAATGAATGATGTAAAATCTGATATTAGAATGTTGATTGAACAACTTAATGTACAAGGATATTCTGTTAATCTTGATGAAAACGATAAACTTTATCATTCTAAAACAGTTTTTGAATCTACAAAAGCAGAAGAAATAGAAAAGTATTGTGAAGATCACGTCATGGGATATGTTGGTATGGGAGCTATGACTGAAATTGGTGATGGGTCAACTATTACTAATTATTACGATTTAGAACCTGAGAAGAGAACACCAAAATACTTTTTTTATAGAAGTAGATCTGAATTAAATCAGATAAATAGTGATGGAGTTAGTGATGATAACGGAAATGTTAGATATACAATGGGTCAGGGCGAAGCTAAGGTTGATAGATTTAACAATGGTGTGTTATACAAGGCAAGATATAGCCTACATCCAGATGAAAGTAAGAGTGGATTTAATATTACATATTTAATTGACAATATCAATGAAAAAATGAAAAGTGGGGATCTAGAATCTACTGATATGCCTGGAAATGTTGATATTTCACCAACAATAGGAGGACAGGTGTCATCACCACCATCCCCACTAGTATCAGTATCAACCCCACTATCAGGGGAAAGGATTCCAACAGGACAAGCAACAGGTGCAATGGGTGCAGTAGGTACAACAGGTGCAACATTACAATCATTAGGTCAAACGTTAGACCCACAAGTAGAAGCAGCAGCACAAGAAGCAGATGAAGAAACAAAAAAGGGATTGTTTATTAGTGCAGATCAATCTGATAGAATCAAACCCAAATCTGCAAGAAATAAAAAAATAAATGATGATTCACCCTCCCCTTTTATTATTGATTTTTCAGATGAAAAATGGGACGAAGTATATGATTTTTTAAATGAAAAAACAAATGGTCTTCTTAGTTCTGCTACAATGAAAGATTACAAGGACGAGATTATTACTGAATTAAAAATTGGAAATATTAAAATTATGTTAGCAAATCAAGAAGATGGTTGTATATATGCATTTACTCAATGTCATATGCAACTGGGTAGAGGAGGTAGTCTTAATCAAACAGTACACTTACCGTTATGTAGTTTTATACAAATAACATCTATGAAAAACATTCACGAGAGTGAGGATCCAGAGATTGAAAAATATATTGTTATTTTATGGTTTAATCCAAGTGATGAACAAAAATATCAAATAAAAATGGGTAATCAACGAATGTATTTTGGATTTTTAAAAAAAATGTGGGAAGATTTGGATAAAGATGTAAAACATCCAACTGCATTATCTATGAAAAATAAAGATATAAAGGTTGTATCTAAACCCGTAGATGATAAACAAATAAATGCTAAAAACATAAAATCATTGAACGAATTAGATAGGTCAGCAGGTGAGGATATTGATCATATTCCAGATGTAATTGATGGACTTGATAAAGATGAAAGTGATAAAAATGCATTACGTGATGATTTTCCTGTGCCTGATACTATTTCAGTAAAAATAGTTACCACTGTTCCGGGATATCAAGATATTGATTTTAGACCATATATGATAGATAAAACATTGAATGACACCTCAGAAAGAAGAGCTAATATAAAAGAAAGAAATGGTGTACTTCGTTTAAATCCATTAATTCCATTATCAGAGAAAGCCATTAATAATGTTCAGGAGCAAGCACGAAGAGTTCAATTTGTGGATCCATATTTATTTGGTACTTTAATTAATCGTGCTGCAACAGAAAGTATGTTTGGTGTAAAGAAAATTACTTTTGAAGAAGCTGTGAAAAAGAATATAGTTGAACAAAATATAAGATTAACATTAAATACAATATTTAAACCAGGATCACAGTTATATCTTGCCGGTAAGACATTTACGATATATGATTCTCATTTTACAGAAACAGAATGGAAATTAGAACCAAAAGACAGAATAGAAGGTGACTTTTCAATGAGAAAAGTATTAGATGCGAATATTCTGGCTTCACAACAACGAAAAGGTATCAAAGAAATACAAGAAATCCCAACTGCATTACAGGTTGGGCCAGATAATACCGATTTTAGACCACCACAATATAATAATTTAGATTCAGATAAAGAAAATAATAGCGATAAAGGTATCAAACTTCCTCAACCTACAAAACCTGTTGCTCTTGTTGGAGGAGTCCCAATTAAAGTTCCAGATTCAGACAAAAACTTGAACCCATTCAATTATTTATCAAATGGTAAAAATGGTAAACGGAATGAAAATGCTAGTTTGAATAATAATCAAAACAATCAAAACAATCAAAATATAACAGATATTACAAATATATCTAATCCAAGTTCAAGACCTGTTAGTGTTTCTACGTCTTTTTCAAATGTGTCAGTTCCTGTTCCATTAGCGAATTATGAACAGCCAAATGCATCAAATAGATCCAATGCTTTGTTACAAATGAAAAAATTTTTCGTTAAAGGAGAAGAAATAGAGTATTATGATAACAATAATGGAACACAGATTCGCAGCACAAGTAATGATACAAAGTTAACCAGAACTCAACAAGAAGATATAAATGTTACAAATGCAGGAAGATATTTTGGATTAATAAATATGTTAAACGAAGTATCAAAAGAACAAAGTAATATATATTCGGAGTTTTTTAAGCTAGGCACAAATAAAATTACTGGTGATGGAAAGAAGTTTACAATTAAAAATTATACCGAAGAACAAGTAAGACGAATGCAAATGATTGAAGTTCCTAAGGATGGTAATTGTTTTTTCCAATGTATCGCACACGCTATTAACATACATAATTCATACGTGTTATTAGAAGACAATAAGGGTGGTAAAATAGGTATTCAAAATCCACCTTCTGTTAAAGGTAATGACACTGGTTTAATAGAATATCAAGAAGAAGATGTAAAGACAGGTAATATGGTTAAAAGGACAGGAACCGAGTTTACACAAGAGTTCATTCGTTGGACTTTAATTAACTATTATCGAAAACATCAAAATGAACTTGTGCGTAATATTGCAAATGCAAACATTATGATTGATGGTTATGAAAAAACTATGGAATGGTTTAGTAATGAGTTTGGATCATTTATAAATGATGACGAAATCTTGCGAGAAACTCTTAACAATGCAAAACTTGAACAGGAAAACTCTTCTGATATGTCACCACCTCCATTAAATACTCAATATAACAATGTTACAAGTGATATAAATATGAATGAAAATGGTGGAGAAGACTATATGGTTATTCAATCACAACTGGACATTATAAGACAAGATGCATTAATGAATAGTTCATTTGTAATTTTTGATTCTAAAGAAAGTGATGAATCTCAAAAAGAAAAACGACCATTTAGAACTCCAAAAACTATTTCTGAAGCAGAAGAAATGTTTATGAGTTCAAATACATTTGCTAACCATGATACCATTCCTATTGTTGAAAAAATATTTGCAATGAAGACAATTCCAATACAAAAAACAGAGATAGTTGAAATTGTAGATGGAAACAATAGTCAATTAAAAAAGAAAACAACAAGATTTCAAGTATCAGGAATGATAACACTTGATTCAGCAGAAGAAAAAAGAAAAGCAGTTAAAACAAACAAAATTATATTTTTGAGTTATGAAGATAGTATACACTACAACCTAATTTTATTTAATAATGCAACCACAAGACAACAATCAAAACAAAACCTCAAAAAGCCATCAACAACCATAATGACATTAGGGGGTGGAACACGTAAAAAGCGACCTTTAAATAAAATATTCAAACATTCTTATTTCCCAAAACAAGAAGAGGTTGGTAAAAACAAAACTAGAAAAATAGATAGAGTTGGTGGTGCAGAAACAACATTGCTCAATAGAAAGAAATCAATCTTTTTCAAAAATAATTTGAATGATATTACTTATGGATCAGAGGTGTTATTCGATTTGGAAAAAGATACCGAAGATGAAGAAAACGAAATAAGAAAAATACCAAGAATAGATGACATTAATAGTTCAATACCTATGTATATTGTGTTTTTACTTTATGCAGATAGGTTTAGTATGATAAGAGATAGAAATAACCAGGAAGAACGAAACAATATAATGGAAACATTTATTCTATTTTATATTGAGTTTCAAATAATTGAAAAGTTTATTGCATCTTTTAATGATGAAGCACTAGAAACATTTATTCATTTGTTTAATAGGGTTTTTGGATCAGTGTTTAGACCCGGTAGCATACCTAGATTAAACAGAGTTGATGTAATAAATATAAGTGATACATCAAGTGATTTTGCTGATTTTAGTGTTGATAGTCTTGACAGGGATAATAACGTTATGTTTCAACAACAACTGACACCGGACAATAGAATGAGTATTACAAATATAAATACTCCATATACTAATTCATCAATGAATCAACAACTTATCCAACAAACACCATTTACAGTAGATAATGCGCCGCCAATAATGGGATTTCAAGGACAAAATATACCCTCAGGGTTTCCAATAACCCCACCTGGTTCACAAATAGCAAGAAGAGGTGGTCAAAGAACTATGACGTATACTAAACCATATACCCCTTACGGTGGATTAAATAGAGAAGTAGTGAATATATTAAACAACAATAAATCCAATTTAAGCTTTCATGTTACTGTTCATTTAATATTGGCGGAAGGAGATAAAATTAATTTTGGAGATAAATTTGCACTTGCTTGTGAAAGTTCGGCGCAAGAAATAAGAAGAAACTGGGCAAAAATAACAGGACAGGACTATTATCCAACTCCCCGATCGCTCACTAATGTTCCATCTTCTCAAATATCGAGTATGACATTACAGTCAGGAACTATTGAATCCCCATCATCAGAAACAGAACAACAAGCATCTACAACTACTTCTAGCAATAGCAATAGCATAGAAACACCAACTATTGTTTCATCAAATCAATCTAACGAATCTCCAATTCCAAGTCCAAACCCTCCGTTACCTATAGTAAAAAATACAGATCCTGTTATTGCAGAACCAATTGATATTGATAAAAAATAAAATATTCATTATAATTATATGCCAAAAAAGGGTATACAATTATACAACTACTTGTATTTGGTTATTATTATTGTAATTACACTAGCTTTAGGGATTCATTTTGGATCATCTCTTGTAGTAAAAGAAGGGTTAGAAGTAAACTTAACAGTACCAATGCCATCAGCATTAAATAAAGTTGTAAATAAAACAACTAGAGCTGCAAAAAAAGCAGTAAGTGGCGATAGTGATACATTTGTAGGAAATATGGTATATACTACACTTGGAGCAGTAAATGATACATTAAGCGGAATAGGTTTAAATGTTCCTGGTATAAGTCTGTAAAAAATATAATGTAAAGACACTATATATGGGAAGAAAATCAGGATCTAGGAAAAATCAAAAAATATTATCCAGCGAACTCGGTGAACCCGGTGAACCCGGTAATCCAATAATGACTCAAGGCCCAGGTTTATCAGTGTTAGGTGGTGGTGCAAAAAGTAAATCATCCACTTCAATTATACCTGGGTTTTTTACTAGATTGTTGGCAACAATAAATGAGTATGTTGGTAGTCTTAATAACAGTAAATACTTTGCCGGTATTGTTATGATAATGTTAAATCTGGGTGGGAAAGTTGTTAGTGTGAATTTTAGTAAATCAACACAAGAATATTTAAAGTTCAATGTAGGAAAACAATTATTTGTTTTTTCAATGGCGTGGATGGGAACCCGTGATATATATACAGCTCTTGTATTAACAGCAGTTTTTGTTGTTTTGTCTGAACATTTGTTTAATGAAGAAAGTAAATACTGTATTGTTCCAGAAAAATTACGAGTATTAAAAAATATGGTAGATACAAACAATGATGGTGTTATCTCAGATGAAGAACTTGCTGCAGCAGTAAAAGTTCTAGAAAAAGCAAAAGGATTGGCAAAAAATGGTAAGCCACAAGAAGTAAAATAACTTATTTCAAATGATTTATTTAAAATACAATAATTAGTAACAAACTATTGTATTTACTCAATTTCCGTTATTCCATTATTTTATTATCTAACTTTTTTATAAGGATAAGGTATGTCTTTAGCAATGAACGCAGCACCATTTGATGATTCAGAAAAATATGAATTATCGAATAAGGCTCCTAGATCTATTATGAAAAAGCCAAGAAATAGAACTGTTAAGATTAGAAATGCAGAGAAAATTTCATCTGAAAACGTAAATGACGTTATGAATGATATTCATGAAAACAATGGAGATGGAGAACTTGGAGATTTTACACCTCTTCCACCACCAGCATCTATGGGTGTTGAACAAACAAAGAGTAGAGAAAATACACGTGACCAAGAAGACCAATATGAAAATAATGAATTAACAAAATATATTATTGATACAGGTGAAAATACTTCAAAAGATCAGCCTATATCAAGTAACAATACTGATTTTGATAAATATAGGGCATACATTCCAGATTACCAAAAGATATATGGTCCAGGTGTTGAAATGGATCATTTAGCACCTACTTCAAATGCAAATACAATTATGGGAAGTGGTTTAAATTCTAGCTTGTCTAGTAGTGTTATTGATGGTAAAAAGATGAGTGGTGATCCACTTATTGATAAACTAAACTATGTCATTCATTTATTGGAAGAACAAAAAGATGACAAAACTGCTCGTGTTAGCGAAGAAGTAATTTTATACTTATTTTTAGGAATATTTGTTATTTTCATAGTTGATTCATTTACACGTCTTGGTAAATATACACGTTAATTTGATTGTTGTTAGAATGCATACCTAAAGCTTTTAATTTACATACGATTATTACATAACGCATATTGTATTATGTTATGTAATAATCTGAATGGGTGTTTCTACTCTCCAACCTTCTATAAATTTATCAATATTGATTGTAATATCGATTGGGAGTTGTTTCTTATAACTAATCCAAAGTAACATTATTTTTGATAATCTATCTTTTTCAATAACATAAATATGATTAATGTTATGTAATGGAATATGCATCGTAGGATAAGTATTTTGCATTTGTTGTTCAGGTAGAGATAATAAAGGGGTTTCCGAAAGGTTTATTTTTTGCATAGTTACACCAACACTATCTGATAAAACACATCCGGATCCTCTCATTACACTATTAGATAATGTTTTAGTTGCACAATATCCTAAAACATTAGCAAATAAGCTATTATCTGATGTAATAATTCTAATTAATTTTCCACGAATATAATCATATTTTACTTGTTTTATAAAATATGACATATTATACATTAATTTTAGATAATATAATAACTCATTAAACAAAACATTATCATTTTAGTAAATTATATGCAAACAGAAAAGATTTCTATACATAGTATATATGACAAATCAAAAAACAAAATCAAAAAATAGAAGCTCTAACATACATGGACGTAAAACACGAAAGGGTGGTTCTGTGTTTAGTTCATTAAAAAAAGCAATGAGTAAGCTTCCTGGAGCAAGAACATTGGCAAATATGATGCGCAAGGCAGATAAATACGGACATTTACCACTCGTTAATTTTTATTGTGCCATTATGTCTCGTTTGGCTTATTTTGATGAAAAGGGATTTATTTACGCATACACCAATATTATGGGAGAACACCATGAAGACAATTCTGTTGAAAAAATGGCTATTTTTGGAAAAACGCTTCGTGATATTATTAACGTTGGTTTTGATGAGGATAAAATTAAAGTTCAAACGTTTTTACATTCCAATGATTGGCACAAAAATGGTGATTTTAAGAAAGATAAGAAAGCGCAAAAAGAGTTCGATTTATATTCTATTGCGAATCAAGTAAATGAAATAGTTATTCAAGTTGAAAATATTCTTGTTGGTCAACCTATTAATAAAGGAGAAGAATTAGCAAAATGTGAAGCTGAATCTAAGGATAATGGAGGTATCAAAGTAATATCAGTTGCTTGGAGTTATTATGGCAATGTTTACATTGTTGCAGACAGAAATATGCCTAATGTAATTCAAGTGTTTTTTAGAGGTTCTTATAGTGCAAAAACAGTTGCAGCTTGGTCATCAACAAAAAATATTCGTCCTCTTATTACTTGTCCAAAAGATTCTGAAGGGAAACCTGTTGGTTATTTATATGGTGCGTTTAGTATAGCTTCTCAAATGTCACATACAATTATTGAAGCTATGAAATACTTGACTGAGAATAATGGTATGAGTAAAAAAACACGTTTATTGGTTACTGGTCATTCTTTTGGTGGTGCGTTAGCTACCGTATTTGCTGGTCTTTTTACAGAAGCTATGCAAACACCAGAATATTCAAATTATCCTTTTCAACCTGAACCAGTATGTATTACACTTGGAAGTCCAAAAGTTCATAATCATCACGGAAGTGAAAAGTTTTGTAAATTGGTTTTTGAAGATAAAATATTGTATCAACGCAATATTACACGTGGAGATCCTGCACCTATGGGTCCTAAAACACCAGAATATGCTCATCCTTGTGATAAAGGTGAAGCACACAAACTTGAAAAAGATGGGTTACCAATAAAACAGTTAATAAATACTAACTGTAATCCAACTAGTAATTCCCTATTACTAGGAAGTTTATCAGGTCTAGGATCTAAATTAATGTCAAAAAGAGAAACTGCACACGATAATAAAGAAAAACGACTTGAAGAAAGAGATAAAAAAATGAAAAAATCTGGTGGTGCTGGTTCTGACAGCGAGAGAAAAGCTCACAATTCAAAAATGTTACATAGTGTTCAAATGAACAATAAAAATTACTTGGATTGTCAAGTGAAACGTCCACGTATGTATATGGCTAACCCTTTTTCGTATCTTTCCTATTTACACATTAATTACATTACTGCTGTTTCATTAGGTTCATTACTAGGAAGCGCATTCACTAAAGAAACAAAAGAGGTTAGTTACACTAAAGATAAGGAAACCGTTTGTAGAATTGTTTATATGGAAGCACATCATGCTCCACCAGGTCAATGTTTACCTGTTCATATCAAAGGTGTGTTTTTAAAATACAACGAACTTCTAACAAAAGAAGCAATTAATAATGAAGATACTGTTAAAAACTTACTTGAAGAAGGAGCACAAGAAGTTCAAGATCCATCAAATACAGATGGAACAATGGATACAACAAATATGTTAACAACACTCCCAAGTGAAGAAAATCAAACACCAGAACAGAAAGAGGAGATAGAAGAACATCAGAAAGAAGAAGAGGCTACACTTAAAGGAGAAGTTCAACCTCCAGTGGTAATGGATCCATTAAAAGATTTACCACAAGATGTGCAAATGACTCCTGAAAACTTTACAATGATTATGGGAAAAATGGAAGAGTTTCACGATGATGATGGAGATTTTGAAAAGGGAACAAGCAATACACTTAAAGATTGGACAAACGATAGAAGGTTCAGAAATCAAGTAAAACAAATTATTATCTCTTCAGGAACACCTATGCCTGTATTTACTGGATGTCTTGAAACATCTGCGTCTGCGGTATCACAAGCTTCTACATCAACTAGAGAACCAGGACAATCAAGAGTTGATGCATTATATAGTGAAACTGGTGATGAAGCACCTGGAGTTGGTGTAGAAGGAGAAAGATCACAAGCTTTGAGGGAAGGTTCAACAGGTGGACGACGAACACGTAGAAAACATAGAAAATACAAAAAACACAACATTCATACTAATGGAAAGAAACATACAACAAGAAAAAAGCATAGAAAATTAAAACTTCGTCAAAAACGTAAATAAATTACATATAGGTTAATGGTTAATTTCAATATGTAATCAATTAATTAATAATTAAAACCTTGTTTGGTTTGAAAGATGGATATGCGAAATTGTAAAAAAAGTATCCCGCAGGACTTTTTTGTGTAGGTCTTGTTTTTTCTTCAAGATTTTTGATGATGTGGTTATTATTGGACACGTCTTCAACAACTAGATAAGAGTATTCTCTATGTCTGTTCCGAATATTCATCAATGCTGCTTTTGCACCTAGACAAAATAAATAAGTTGATGTATTTCCTTGGATAGAAGCAAACAAAGTAAGAACTTTGGATTTAGAATCATACCATAAACAGCTGTTTCTAAAGAAATACATACTTTGAATCTCGCCAGAAGGAGTAATCAGAACATAAATGTAAATGTTTCCAGTTTTCATCAATTCTATAATGTTGGAAATAGACGAAGTTGCAAAAAAATCGTAGTTTTTCTTATTAAACTCTATGAAATCACTCATCTTGTATATATTAGAAGCAATACATGGAACAACTTGTCCAATATTGGGAGGTATGGTTGGTGTCTGAAACCATTTGCGCATATCAAACCCTACCATTGTGTAGGTACACATCGGCATGATTGCAGTTAATTCGTCTTCTCTCTTGAATATAGATACAATTACCTTATTGTTTTTACGGCGTGTATGGTAAGCGTGAGTATATATAGTTTCACAAGCCACACCCTTTCCTCTATGTTCTTTGTTTACACACAAGTAATCTACATAATTGCATTCAAATGAAGGTAGTTTGTCATTTTTTGTATGTATTTTGCAGTACAGAGGTCGTGTGGTCATACAAGATTCAATCTCTTTCATAGAACTAATATTCTGAGTTTTTGTATTTTCTAGGAGTTTGTTAGTGTAGGTAACGCTAACATAAGATTTATTGTTATGACCTACAAAGTAAGGATGTATTTCATTTTTAGAAGGTGTAAATCTGGCGTCTTTTGATCGTAAGTATTGTGTTTGAATAAATTTATAAAAATCGGATAAGATAGATGATGTTGTTTCATCATATGAAAAATGTTGTGTGGAATACCGAAAATATTTATTTTTTTCTGGAAGTTCAGGATGAATAATACCTGGTGGAAACATATGATATTTGAGATCGTAAAAATGAAAAACGGGTTGAGACGACCAGAACTTATATTTGATTTTCACGTATGCTATCAGTACTAGGAATATCACAATAACAGAAATAAGAATGTAAATGTAAATCATATGTTTCTTAATATTATATGAGAAACCTATGATTTTATTCAAACTAAAGTCTTTGAGGATTAATTAAATGAATTGTGATCATCGCTTAACGACGTCCACCCTTCTTGGATTTCTTGTGGTGCTTCTTAGATTTCTTGTGGTGCTTCTTGGACTTCTTACCTCCCCTGCGGTGTTTCGTTCCGGCACGACGGTGTTTCGTTCCGGCACGACGACGCATAGTTCCGCCATGACGACGACGACGACCACCTTGTTGTAATGGGGATCCTCCTAAAGTTGTAGGTGACATACTTGCTTGTACCATCTTATAACATACGCACAGAAAATAATAAAAATAAAGCCATTAAGCTGGTTTTTGAAAAATATATAAATATTGATATTCGTATTCTGCCTTAACCATGTCTAATTTGTCACCCACAATAAATCCTTGTTCTTGAGCTATTTTTACAATGGATTCAGGAGATTCCATAAACATTTCGTGCTTGTTCTTTCTAAATAGCTTGTTTGTATCCCGAGTTGTGAATTTCTCAGTAAAATAAGCACGATCATCTTTTGATTCGAAATCTGCATTGTATTTAAAATCATCAAATACTACATTGCTATGTGTTATTCTTTTCTTGGCATATCTTTGTGGACTCACCATAACTAAGGGATTAGCCACTGGAAGAATGGGATCAAACATCTCTTTATCTACTAAATGTACCATTAATTTACCACCCGGTTTCAACCAATGGTAACAATTAGAAAGAAATGTATTTTTGTCTTTCATATAATAAATAGTAAAGTAAAAACACGTAATATGTGTAAAACTACCCTCATTGAACAAGTGACGATTTACAGCATCACCCAACATATATTTATTCTTGGGATATTGTTCTTTTGATTTTGAAATCATTGCTTTGGATTTATCTATACCCACAGCATTAGTAATACCTACTTCTTTCATTTGTTCAACGTGATGACCAGTTCCAGAACCAATATCTAAAACGGAACTTTTACTTTCAGCACCCCCTTTTTTCTCTAATGCCCACATTTCATATTCATTTTTGGTGTGATAATATGATAGATTATCATAAGTATTTGCATAAAAATCATCATATATCTCATCTCCAGTTTTTAACTGAAACTCTTGTTTGTTTCCAAATCCTTCACTTCTTAACATTTTGTTGTTTCCTCTATAGCATAATAAAAGTATTAGCATAATGATAATAAAAACTTTAGCCCAATTTGATAATTTCATAACAGACTTGGCGGTTTCCTTGATACCTATTAATAAATGATTTTTCATAGCCTATATGTAATATTGTTATTTTTTTATTCAAAATAATTTATAAATGAGTAAATCAAATATACAAGATAGTAGAACCACCAAAGAGTTAAAGGGAATTACCTTTTCAGGTTATAAAATACTGGCTGTGGTAAAAAAGATGATCGTTTCTATGTTGGATGAGAAAATAGAAGAAGCGTGCTATTGGTGTGCAGAACTTGTTTGTTCTGGACACTATAGTGAAATATGGGAGGCAATTATTCAATATTATTGTAAGTATATTCATATTGCTAATCCTAAACTTTCTCTCTACATCTGGTGCAAACTAAAGAAATTTAAAGAAAATATGAACGATCTTGACACAAGTGAAGAAGAACTAGAACTTCGAAACAATCCTGGTTTTCGACAAATGTTTATTGAAATTGTAGTGACACTTACAATATCTACAAAAAAGTATACAGTAAATGAAGTAAAAGTTCAACCACAGGACTTCAATATGATAAATCTATCTAGTATATTACAGGCAACTGATTTATCCTTTTCAGAGGATATTTTTAAAGAAGATGATCCCAAAGAACTTATGGTTACCATAAATGAAATGGCATACAATATTCATTCATCTGTTGCGAATACCCGTAAATCATGTTATTGGTTTGAATGGATAAACGAATACACGAAAATATGTAAGAAAAACAAAACACCTTGTAAAATACATAACAGAGAAAATGACTATATAAACGAAACGTATTGTACAAATCCAGTATGGTTAGTATGGGATGTCATTTTAAAAGAATCAAAAACAAAATCAACAATTATCGGAAAAATCATCGATAGTTTGTTTGGAATGTTTTGTCTGCGTTATTCCGACACAGTGAATACAAAACGAAGATTTGTTGTATATTTTGCTATTTCTCTCCTTACTACTGATATATTGTTGGACAAAAAAGAAATTATAAGCGATAAAGATAAAAATGTAGTTTCTTGTGTAGTTTCTCAAGTTGATAAAATTTTTATCCAAGTTAAGGAAAAAGGTACTGTAAAACAAGAACTTGAAGATGATAACAACGAATTACCTGTCGAAAACAAGATCATATCTACAAAACAACCAACGTCTCGAGAAAAAATGCAAATATTGAGCGATTTCGAAAATGGATTTATACCTAGACTATAAGTGTGTATCAATTAATATTTGGCAAGTGGGAAGTGTGTTGAATAATATTATATATAGATTTATATAATGAGTACCACTTTATCATCTTTAGGATTGGGATCGGGTAGTTCAAGTTCAAGTTCAAGTTCAGGTTTCGGTTTAGGATCTGGATCTACATCAGGTTCTTCGTCACTTGGGTTTTCTACCCCTTCTTCTTTGTCTACCACTACTAGTAATTTGAGTGATAAAATATCGTCTACATCTAGTTCGTTGTTATCTGGAACATCAACACTATTAACAGGAGAAACAGAAAAGAAAAGTGTGTTGTCTAACCCTCTTTTCATTGGTATTATGGTTATTTTGATTTTAGCCTTGGTAGGATTTAATGTTTTCTTGTTTTTAGGAGAAGGGACAGAGTTTTTTAAAGATAATTTTGCACCTCTTGTTTCCACTATTACTGGTTTCTTTTCTGATTTAGTTAACAATATTATCGGCACTAGTCAAACAGGTGCAAAAGGTGTAGTTGATGTCACAGGAAATACTATTAAGAAAACTGCTGAAATACCAGATGATATTGTAAAAGGAACAATATCAAGTAATAACACTAAGAAAAAAACAGAAGATGCAACAATTGCAAAAGATGCAGAAGATGTTTCCATTACGAAGAAACACGAAGAAAATGATCTTCAAAAGAAAATCGATAAAAATACAAAGTTCGATGCTGCACAAATGGAAGCTCCACCTAAGAAAGTAAAAAATGTTGGTGGATTAGATGTTGATAATGATGATAATGATGATATAGAAAGCAGTCCTCAACCAGATCAAAGCACAAATACAACTCAATCAAGTAAGATTTCCAATAAAGGTGGATATTGTTACATCGGTGAAGATAGAGGATTTAGAAGTTGTATCAGTATTGAAGAAGGTGATAAATGTATGTCTGGTGACATTTTTAATACAAAAGGGAAATGTGTAAACAATACTCGTTAAATAAATACTAGTAAATACACGACGATTTATAAAAAAATCATCGTGTATTATATAAATAATTATAACATGCTTGGAGGAATTGCTTTAGCCAATGCTGTAAAGAAACATAGAATGAAGGTTATATTATCAACTGTTGCTCTCTTTGCAGTATTTTATATGTTTTGTGCAGACACGGAGTTTGAAGGTTTGGGAAAACTTGAAAAAGAAATGAAAGAACTTAGAGTAAATGTAGGAAAACTCACTACTGGTGAAGTAGATGAAGATCGTAAGTTATTTATTGAAAATGTCTTTGAAAAGTTTTATTTTAGTTTAATTGTTACTAGCACAATTGGTTTTGGAGATATTTATCCTGCATCTGTTAGAACACGAATACTTTGTATTATCCAATCGTTTGTTGTTCTATATGTTGGTTTGCTTTAGTTTAATTGATGTTATTTGATTTTTCAAAAAACATCAGTTTATGTTTCATACTATTCGTCTATCTGATTTGTTTATCAAGAATTATCGATAGTGATAAAAATATAACTATATGTTCTTGCACTTGTGGTTGGATTTCTATAATAATATACATATGAATCAACAATAGTTGATGGTTGACTGCTTCTATTGTTATATTGATTGGCAGTTATACTCCAACTCACATCACCAGCAAGTTCTACATTTAATGCACTACTTCCAGATATCGTAACCGTAACATAACTTGGTAATCTCGTTAAAGTAACTCCAGTTACACCAGCCCAATTATATCCATTGCCATTATTATATAGTTCAGCAATGGTTCTATTACTGTTGTAATGAGGGAATCCTGTTACAGTGTAAGATGGAGTTGTAGCGTGAGTGACAGGAATTAACTTTCCAGCGAAGGTAGTCGTATTTCTAATATCAATATGATCGCCAATAATTACATTATTTAGATTGAGATCTATATATTGGCTTCCAGTAATACCATTTGTATGTGATAAACCTGTTGTGCTTGGAGTAGCTGTAGCACCCGATTGAAGTGGGTCTAACCATAACGGTAGAGAAGTTTGATTATTATATATGTAAAACCTATACAATTTCCCGGTTTGAAGTAAGTTTTCTAAACTTACAGTTGTTGTCCCAGCACTATCCGAATAGAAAGTAAATGGGATTCCACTTCCTGGACCAGCAGTAACATAATAATCAGTCCTTGCTGCGGCAACTGTAACAGATCTGGTAACTTGATCGGCTACATTTCCTGCTTGATCACTTATATCGTATGTAATAGTATATGTTCCGGTATTTGCGGTGTTTACAGGATTGACAGTGACAATTTTATTTGTTATATTACCATCAACAGCATCAGATGCCGTAGCACCACCATCAGTGTATGTTGAGCCTTGAGTAATGGATACTGATGGTGAACCAATTAATGTGATAGTTGGTTTTGTATTATCTGTAACTGTAACAGTTCTAGTAACTTGATCTGCTGCATTTCCGGCTTGATCACTTACATTATATGTAACCGTATATGTTCCAACATTTGAAGTATTTACAGG